TTACTTTCTATTTGTACTTCTGTTGCCTTCTAGAATCGTACTTAAGCGAATCAAAGTTTCATTCAACTTGTTGATCGACTTGTTCAGTTCCTCAAACTTTTCATCTGTTGCATTCTGTCTAGTCTCAATGCTACCAACACGATAGTTTAATCTTGATAGATCCTTATCGTGCTCTAGTGTTTGAGAGTAATTAGTTTGCACTGTACTTTGCATTGCATTGATTTGGTCTGTGTGTAAACCAACAGTATTGTAAGTTGTCACAAGACCGGCAATCAATGAACCAGCCATCAATAATCCCTTTAGATCAAAGAATCCTCTTAACTTCTCAAACATCGAATCAACCGTGAACCCTTATACTACCGTACACAAGAACAACTGAATCACCGAAATCATTTGTTGCTAGTACTTTGTATTCATAATCGCCCTTTGTGAAAGAGGCGGTATTGGTAATCAAAAGTTCAATATAATCATCTGTTGCTTGGACTTGCATTTTAGTTACTCGGTTTCCATTCCCGACCCAGAATTGACCATTGTTATTCACAGCTATGAATGCAACTAGTTTATCTCTTGGTATTCTTTGGCGGAATGTAGCACCACTAACTAATGTGTAGTTCTTAAACATTGCATTACCTTTATTATTGTTATTATATTTCCTTTGTTATTTACTCTTTAGGATTCTGATTTCTTCTTGAAGTTCTTGAACAAGTTTATACAGTTCGTTGATTGCACCAGTATTCAGTGTAGTAACGCCCGCATAGTTCACCCCTAGAACACCCTCTGAACTTTCAATAACTGCCTCTGGTAGTACTTCCTGAACATCCTGAGCCATCAAACCAACTTCTCTTACATTGTCATCAAAGCCGTCTTTGTGATAGGTGCAAGGAACTAACTTACTGTTCTTCTCAAGGCAATCTGATAGTTCTTCAATATCAGTTTTCAATCTACGGTCTGAGGTCTGAACAAGAGCAGTACATGTAACTGTTCCGTTTGTTTCAATAGCCATTCTCAGGAACGTCTCACCACCTGAACCATTTGATGTACCAAAACGCATTTGGCCGGTTGATGGTTGCATGTAGATCATTGCCGCTGCGGTGCCGGGATTATGAAACTCTAGGATGTTGTTACCAACCTTGTTTAGTCTCAAATAGCCACTATCAATATTAAGTGAGCCCCCCATATTAGTATTTCCATACACTGTAAGAGTATTGATTAAAGTCCCGCCGCCTGCCCCCTCAAATCTAAATGGCTGATCAATCCACACACCATTAGCATATCGATGAAAACCTAAATCACCGGTTGCAGGATCCATCCCAGTAGCCCATGATCTACCACTAAGGTCTGTCCATGGTGAAAACCTCAAACCGCCATTTGACGAAACTCTAAAGGCGTTAGCTGCAATAGTATCAGTGTTTGATAGGATCTCACCTTTGGTAAAGGTTAAGGCTATTCTATTCTGAGTATCATTAACCGCTCGCACACTGATATATGGGTTTGCCGCTGCCGGAGTTTCTAAACCTAACCATTTAGTTCCTGATGTATCCTGAACAATCAATGCATTTCTTGAATACAATGCTGTGTTAGCTGCAATGGTACTTGAGCTAATATCAAATAATGGGTTCTCTGCATTGTTACCATGTTTAATCTTGAAGTTGTTACCCTCAGACAATAGATGAAACATTGTGCTAGATTGATCTTGGAAAGATATTGATTTCTGGTTATCAACTTTGATCGAACTCTTCATGTTTGCAACAATAATTGCACCACTCATGATTCCACCAGAGAGGTTTAGTTTCTTCCCTAGTTCAGTGTTGATCTGGGCTGTTGTCATTGTGCCAACATCGGCTGCTGTTGGTTTGAATTCTTCGTTGTAGTCACGATACCAAGGCTTCCAAGCCCCTGAGCTGTATTGTGCTCTAGACCAAACCTCAGAAGAGTTATAAACCCAATACTTTTGAATGGTTCCTGCACTAGTCGTAACTATTAAGTTGCCTGCCTTCTCAACTGGATAGTGATTTGCAAGAGTTGCTTTTGCATTTGCAACCTGACTATAGAACCCTGCGGTTTTGATGTTGTCTAGATCATCGGCATCTTTCAGAGGAATGATTGCACTTAAAGAACCAGATATGGTTTTATCAACATAGGTCTTATTGGTTAAGTGACTGCCAGTTGTTGGAACAAAACTATTCAAGATAGTTCCATCAGAACCAAATACAGTTTCCCCAGTTGCAGTTCCAGAACCATTTGGACGAATCACAATACCAGATGAACCACCACCAACAATTGTACGATTATCTAAGTAGATTCCTTGTTGTGTGTTAGCTGAATATTGAAGTGCATAACCAGATGTCGTTACAACAAACTTCTCTGCATTTACATTACCAGTTTCAATCTGTACTTTCTTACCTGCATGGGTAAACTCTGCTCCAATATCACGACTTAATCTTAATGTACTAGAATCACCGGTTGAACCATCTGGAGCTTTACGTCTAGATGCAAGGAACAAAGAACCCTCATACTCATTAGCGATTGCTGTATTGGTTGCTTGTCCTAAGATTCTAGATAACTGATCGCCACTATGGGGATCATATCGGTTTGTAGTTCCAACCCTAAAACTAACTTCGCCTATTGTGTATGGAGTTCCAACGGCAACACCATCACGGTATTTTTCTTTTGCATATGAGACATATGGATAAACACTATCATCGTTGGTTGAGTTGTTATGTCTCAGAATACCAGAACGATATGTATTAACTGATTCCCATACGCCTGTTGCAATCCATGGCCCCCATCCCTCAGTTGCATTAATCCAAATTCGGGTGAACTCACGAGGTTCAACAAAACCAGCAACAGTAACCCAGTTGGTAAACTTTTGATGTGTTAAGTTATCAAAGGCACGTTGTTTGACTTCTACTATTCCAGTATGAGTTGTTGCCGTTGCCGTATTATCAACGCCGTTTAACCAGTTACCATCAACAGTAAACACACCTGTTGTCTTAATGAGGTTAAAATCACGAACCCCACCAGTTACAGTAATTGCGTTTGGACTATCACCAACACCAAGACCCATGCCACCAACAGGTTGTTTGTTCTTGGTTGAATACAACTCGAACCAGTCTTGCCAAACCCCAATATACATACGGCGAACGAATACGCGATCTTGGGTGTAAGTAAAGAAGATTTGAGTACTAGACCCATTACCCCAGCGAGTCACAAGAAGAGTTGAACCACTGGGGCCTGTACCGTGTGGGGTGTTTGCTGTATTGGCAAAGATGCCATAGTTGCCTGGAAGAATCGCATTGTTGCAATCATCACCAGTTGGCCGATCATAGATCGCCATTGCCTTGATCTCTTCTGGTGTTGGCATGTTCCCACGATGAAGGATGTCATAGCTGCTCGAACCCCAGCTAACTTGCGGGTTTGTTCCATTGGATAAACTAAAGCGTAGAGAACTAAGGGGGGTGCCATACCAACCGCTAAGCATTAGCTTCTGATCGGCTACATCACGATCCATCTTACCCGCTTGTATGTAGTTAAGACTAGAGGCATTCACTAAGCGTTGTCCATATACCCCAGTACTATCTATCACCTCTAGTTGTGATTTAGTAGTTAGCTTGCCATCCACAACAAGAGGGCCTGCCATGGTCTGAGAACCAGTTTTCTGTACTGCATTTGCTAGTGTGGCGGCTGCATTCTGTTCTGATACTTTCGCAGCGGCAGCTGCTGCTTTTGCCTCATTGGTGGAAGCGGTCACTTGAGAAAAACCGATGTTTGTACCATCGACCACCACAACCTTTGTTGTCTTAGTTCCAATACCAGCGTATTCAGTCACTGCTACACCAGTAGACTTTAGGTTTGGGAGATTGCTAAGTTCAGTTATTTCAACTTTAAATGCCATTTTATATAAAACCTCGTTATTATTATTCTATGAGGTATTTATGTGTTTCCCTAAAAAGAAAAGTCCCAATGAAGGGACTTTGTTTATTAAGATATTGCAGTAATTGCAAAGCAAGAACCACCAGACATATTGCCTTGGGCTTCCATGTTCATCTGGATAGTTCCATTTGTATTAGCTGGAACTATATATTCAAATGTTTTATATGCTGCGGTGTGACCACCAACATCATTTGCCCGTGCTGTACATTCGCCAAGATATACACCGTTTGCATAACATGTAATTTTTGTATAGTTAGTACCTGATGTTACCTGAGCTTGGAACACAACCTTTCTATTAAATGGCATGTTTCCAATCCCAATTTGAGATCCGGGGGATAGTGCATAAACTCGTACAATATCACCTTGGATATCTTGGGCATACAAACGGCCTCTAATCGTTGCGTTGTTTGCTGTTAGGTTTCCACCTTGATCAACAACAAAATTAGGACTGTACAAGAAATGGTGCTGCGGGTGTCCGCTGATATAGTTGTTCCCACAATACAAAGCACTTTGGATAGTTCCGCTTTGGGCATTGATTGCACCTGTGAACGTTCCAGAAGTAGCCGTTATATTACCTGTGATGATGGCATTGGTTGCAACTAGAGTCCCGTTACCGTGTACCCTGAATGGTGCTTGTGTTGGATCTGTACTGCCACTGTAAAGCCGCCAGTCCCCTTGTCCTGATAGACTTGCAGAAGTTGCACCAGAACCAACACGGATTAGAGACAGTGCTGATATCTCATTGCCCGTAATACTTCCGGCTTGGATCTGAGTAGCGGTTAAGTTTCCAATCAAGGCATTCTTAATCATGGTGTTTCCATTTCTGATCTCGAATACTGCTTGGGAATTTGTACCGGTACTTACTCTGAATACGTCAGTTAAGAAATCAACAGTACTAGTTGTTCCATCATTCCCTAACTGCAATCCAGAAACTTTACCATTCACATCTAGTTTGATGGTCTTTAGTGCATTCACCTTACCATCAACAGTACTGAGGGCTTGTGTCTGTTCGGTTATCTTCACACCTTGGGCTTGAACTGTACTGTCAGTTTGAGCAAGTTTTGTATTTGTTGTTTCAATTAGAGTTTTGTTAGTTGTAATCGCTGTATCTTGCAATGCTACTTTATCTTGAAGTTCAACAATCTCGCCGCCTTGTGAAGCTAGTTCTTGTTTGGCCTGTTCTAGATTTTGTTCAACTTCTTGGAATGATGGTGAATCAGTTAGAAGATCATCAATTGATGTCTCTTCATAATAAACAGGTACTGAATACACTGGCCCGCTTGCTGGGTGTCCGTATACGTCCCTATTGGCAATCCATACCCAACCCTTTTTAGGTGCAGTTCCACCAAGTACCGAAGTCCACCAACCAACGGTACTACTTGCAATGTAGTTTGCAGATGTTGGGAGAGTTGTCTTTGCAGAGGTGATCCATATGTCGGTTGCCTCATAGTCTTTCATAACATCACTTAGGTTCGCCCACTGAATGGTAAGGTTCACCAGTTCAGAACGTGCCTCAACTGCTGCTGGCTGGCTCATTGGTTCGTTGTATAGGTTGATACTGGCTTGTGCTCCAATGTCTCCATATATCGATACAGGCTTGATGATTGCGTATATTGAACGTGCTGAACCATCAGTTCTATTCTGAGCCAATGTGTAAGTAAAACTTGGGTCACTCACAATGTGAGTACTCTTAACGTTCCCTATCGTGTTATGGGCGATTTGGACTTGGTAGTAACTCACCAGCTCACTGAGATCCGTAAATCCTGCTATGGGGTTATTGGTGTTGTTGATTGGGCCTTTCACTGCATCCCACTTGATCACCGCATCCTTGCCTGTAAAGTCCCCTGTTAAACCAGTAACAGCAGGTAAAGAAAGAACCTTTGCGATACGTTGGTTTAGAAGTTCAGTGAATCGTGAGTAGCCTATGGGGGCTTGTGTCCTAACTCGGAAATCATAATCTGTACCAGTTTGAAGATTGGATATCGTCACACGTTCAGCAGTTACAGTTTGATAGCTTACCCATGTAGTACTGTTTGATTTCTTGTATTGAACTTCATTACGCTGTTCACCGTTGTAATTACTTGTCCAACTCAACACGCCATTACCCTGAACAGTACCGGTATTCTGTTGAAAGACTAGATTACTTGGGGGATCAATTCGAAGTGTTGGATCTGGAAGTGAACCAGAAGAACCACCACTAACATAATCACCTCTATTGTAAATCTCTTCGATGTACTCCGTTGCCTCAATTTCTGAAATCAGTATCTTGTCATCCATGGAACTTTTGATACTTATGATTCTAAATTTCTTTCTATCCATGTTGAACATGGTATTACTGATTTCAACAACATCACCTAGTTTTAGTTTTGTTAGAGTATTATCAATCTTGAAACTGATTGATTTCTTCACTAACTGGGCTTTCTTCATGGCTCTATTTGCAAAGAACTTCACTAACTCAAGATCACCACCATCAGTTAGATAAGGCATCTTGATAGTTTTTTCTTTGATGTACCCATCCTTCATAATGACAGGATCATTTTTACTATTCTTTGGTATTACATACTGGTCTTGACTGTAGTTGGATTTTTCATTTAAGTATTCAACTTTGATTACGTTTGCATATTCCTCAGCACCTTTGTTCAGAACCTTGATTTCACTTAACATGTTTAGTTCTGATAGTTGTGCAGTTGCGGGAGTCTTGTCTAGGGCTCGTACCTTAATAACACCGGATTCTATAAAGATATCTCCCCCAAAAGAATCAGCAAAGGATTTCATCATCTCCCCTCGGGTTTGATCCTGATTGATGAAACCGTTGAACTGAATGTTCTGTTGATCACAGTAGTTCGCTAGCAAGGAAAATGAAATTATATCAATATCTTCAACTTCAAATCCCATTCCAAAGTAATCATCAAGTAGATAAGTTAGAATTACACATGCAGGGTTATAGTATGAACTTCCCCATACTCGTTTCGACTTATCGGTTTTACCTAGAATGTTTGGATCTAATCTTGGGTCAATAACCTTGATACCCTGTACCAGTGCTTCCCATTTGTTTTTTGGATTAATGAATCTAATGTCATTATCGCCGTTCGTATTGATCCAACGTTCAGCCAGTACTGATACTGAGGCAATCCCATCACCTCTAAATGATGCTGTTACCTCACCGTCTGAGTTCTGGATTATCTGAGTGAACATTGCACTTTCTGTTGAAAGTCCTCTCTTCAATCCAACAGCCACATTTGGAAAGTTTCCGCTTAGTCCTTGTGCTTTCCATCCAGTGCCTTGATCTTGAGGATTACCCCCAAAGTAAGGAACACCATTTATATATAATTGTTGGATACTCTTTATCTCACCAATTCCAATACTGAATAGTTGAGTTAGGTATTTTGTATTTGAGTTGTTTACGTTATTGTAAACTTGCGTCATCGGTACAAGACAATTCCCAAAGGGAACTAGCATAGGGTTATCATTACCACGGCGATCAATACCTACACCAAAATCACTTTGGTCTTGTGTTGGTGCTTTGGCTGAAAGTGAAATTGCTAAACTTACCGCTGATGCAACCATACTGATTACCGCTGTTACTACAGCTACAGTTGCCATCTTCTAAATCCTTTTATTATTATTGTTTTATTTTTCTATATGCCTGTTTCTTATTGCTGGCATTCAGTACTGTATTTACCTCGAAGAAATCAAAAATCTCGTCACTACCACTTACACCGAAGAAGTACCCACCGAAGTAAATCAGACTATGCGAGCCATCCACTACCAATAGATCCCCATCTTGCATAAAGCGGTAATCAATAAGCTCAACACCATTTGCAATCATGAAGCTATCTAGATCGGGATGATTCAGTATTTTGGGTAGTACTCTCTTTGCACCTAGGATAGTTTTAAACCGTCCTGCAATGGCTTCTAAGCCCTGCCTGGAATCCTGGCTATCAACCCATTCAAGGAGAAGGCAGAAACAACAGAGCGTACTAGGGGCTCTTTGCTTGCCCCTGTATTTGTGCATCAGTTCATCCATGAATAACCCCCTTACTTACGCCATAACTGATCATCATCGAGATCAATGTTTGCGTACTTAAAGAAATCATCTGTTGGGTTATAGAACTGATGGGTTTGGTTGTTAGCTCTTAACAGTTCCTGTTTCTTGTCCATATCAAAAATCGAATAACACAACATACTTAGAGTGGCGAACATATTATTTTCTTGATATGAGATGTTCTGTTCTGGTGCAGTTCCCCAACCTTTGAAGAATGTTTCTGTACTTTGGATCATGCTCGATGAATCATCAAAGAATACTCTTTGGATTGTAACCCTAACCCGATTGATACTGATGGCGTTCATTGTGTTCAGGATAGATGGATCAAGGCCAGTAAGTACTAAGGTTAAGGGAGCTGCCTTTATGGTGTTTTCAATTGTACTTTTTGATATTGATAACAATGCCCCGAAACTCTGGTACTGATCACCGTTGGTATCAACTAGATCTAGTGGTGCAGTTGTCCATCTTACAATTTGGTTTATCTCTGGTATCTTTCTTAAATCAATACTTACAGTTGATGCGATATTCATTACAGTACCTCTTTTGCATTTAGTGTGATTGATTCAGCCCTGCCCTGCTTCATACTGAAAGAGTTACCTTCTAGACGTAATCGAATTCTGGGATTGGTAAAATTGATTCTTGATGTTGCTGGAACTTGGAGCCGTGCAGCTGGGAAGAAGTTGTAATTACTTCCTGATGCAGCCGTTACAACATATAACTTTGTATCATCTGGAAACTGGAAGTATGAACCAACAGGGATAGCTGTATTGTTTAGGGTCATCGTTGTACTACCTGCTGGGATGATGGCAGTACTTAGAACGTTACCTGTGTTCGGTGTGGTAAATGGATTGTACCAACCCGCTGTACTTCCAAGATCTAGTTCAAAGGGATTTAGCTGTCCTCTGATATTCAACAGTAAGGCGTTTAATCTTTTGGTATCTTCGGCTGTCTCAACAGTGATTGTGAACTTCACTAGTAGTCTATGAAGTCCTGTACCAAATGCATTACCTTTCTGATTGATACTTTCTGAGTAGAATACGGGGGTGTCTTGGGAAACCTCTAAGTCACTTATGATCCAGTCTTGGACTGATATTGTTTGCATTTTATACCTCATTAATAATTCTTGTATGAGGTATTTATGAGGGTGTAATATACTGTCTGTTTTACATGGTGGAGTTAGGGAAGATGAAAATTGTAGGTTATATAGTTCTTGCTTTACTTGCGTTTGTTATCATAACTAATTTAATGAAACCAAGTGCAGAAGAGTTAAAAGCTAGAGGTGAATGGCTAACAACTACTTGTATAAATGAAGCCAAAGCTAAAAATAATTTTGATTATGAACAAGAAGGAATATGTAAAACAGCAGGTATTAGAGTAGAGAACGGGGAAGCAAGTTTATCTGATAGTGCACTTCTGCAATACAAGAGTGGCTTAGATTGGGATGGTAAACCATTGAAGAAGTGATTCATCACAGGGCCTGTCATAGGCCCTTTCTTTTTGGCAGGCAACAAAAAGGCCCCTATGTAGGAGCCTCTTTAATCAGTTCGATTTATCATTTCTTTTTATCAACTGTGATAGTTGGGTTTACTGGGTCGATCCGCTCGCTGGGCTTCACATCGTCACAAGGCTTCTCGGCGTAGAGAGGAAACGGGTTTCCTTCCACATAAACCTTTGCCTGACACATTTCAACCTCACCTAGGGGGTGTCCCACTCCCTCCGCAACACCGTACCCAAACAGAGTTCCCAGTACTGCAACAACTACGCCTGTTTCAATAACCATATAATTTTCCTTCTAGTTAGTTTTGATGTTTCTGTACTTCTGTAGGGATTCTAACGAAGAACCCCATAACGATCAACATTACTTATCGTCATGATCGATATGATTGATCGATAGTGTGGATGAATTTTATCAATCGTGCTCTGTAGACTGCATTTTGCAGTGTCTTAAATTCAGTGCCACACGGGTTAAAGTCATGCTGTAACCTACCCATTGTTTTTGATTCATTGGTATCTGATACTCTTTAAGAAGACTTTCAATTGAACCGTTGTACTCCCCTGCATCATCAGCGTTTGGTTTCTCTTTAACCACGAGGTATTCAGGTTCAGCATTCATCCAATGGATCCGCAACTTAGTATCTTTGTAATCCAGAATGGTTTGATGTGCGTCTTTCGTGATTGTCCAATCACCATCAATGATCCTGATAAAGTTAATGTACGCGGGTTCGTCTTCTCTATACTCTACTTCATAGGAACTCTCATATTTCATTAGTGCCTGTTCACCGGCAAGATTCTCAAACAGTACGTGTATTTCTTTTTTCATTTTTCAATCCTCATATTCTTAATATTCAATCTCATTAGTTCGTTGTCTGCTTCTGATAGCTCAATACCCTTGTACGTACAGTACCAATCTTGAGGCTTAGGGCTATCCAGATTGAAGCAGTGATAAGGCCGCATGGGGTCGTATAGGGGCTCTGTATGAGTGCTTACATAGATGGATGCACAAGCTGTTGTGAACAATAATGTAAGTCCTGTTAGTAGATGTTTTGTGTTGGTTGTGATTGTTTTCATTCTTAGTATCCTTCCTTGGTGATCACTATATCTTTATTCGGCATTATGTTTTCATTCATCAATAGATAGTCATATACCATTATAAATTCAGAGACAGTCCCAATAACTTTGATTTGTTCATCAGCACTTAGATTTATCTTATATTGTCCTGCTGACGTTACTGAATTAAGTGTAATTATTGTGCTAATGATATTTTTACCTAAATTATCTATGACATATGAATTGAGGTTTTCATGTCGTTTCATCAAGTCATCTACATCTGTTTCATCATCACATAGTTTTCTTAGTTCTAGATATTTTGAATCTTTCCCTACTTCAATGCCAATTGTATAACGCAGAGTTTTTAGTACATCGTCACATGCAAATATTGATATTGATGTAACCAGCTCAAGAGGTGTGATTGTTTTCATTCTTAGTATCCTTACTTATTCTTTCTTGCAATGGTATAGATAGTTGATAGTGGTATGTCGTATTCATCAGCTAATGATTTTGCAGTTCTGTTTTCATCGTAGTACTTACTTAGAATTTCAGTTCTTATACTCTCAGGAACTCGCTTGTATTCAGTGGCTCTTGTTGCCTTTAGAATATTTTCACTCTGAGAGATGAATTGCAGGTTTGATATTGAGTTATCTAGTTTGTTATTGTTGATATGATCGACCACTATGTTTTCACCTTCTGGAACTTCTAAGAAGTGCAGAGCAAGAAGTCTATGAACATAAAGTGAGTGAGTCTGTTTATCGTGGCAGATTGACACTTTGTAATAGTTACCACAAAGGGAGTGTTTTAGAATATTTCCTTTTTTTGTATTTGTTATGGTTCCATCAGTACTGATTGTGTAAATTGTTTGGACACCATTTAGAGTAATGATTTTAGTTGTGGTGTGGTTGTGATTGGTATTCATGTAATACATCCTTGTATGTGTCTGTTTCGTTTTTTTCTCTCAAGTTGAGTTGAGGGGAAGAGGGCAAATATCCTTTTTGCTCTCTACATAGTTATTTATGTTTTATTATTTAAAATGGCTTCAAATGATTTATACCTTCAAGAAGTAACGGATTTGAGTTGAAGATATCCATACTGATACTGTATGTGATTGCATTTGGTAATTTATTGTTTTCTTTGTAGTACTGTTCTGGGGTGTAATTTCCTTCTGGATTTCTTAGATGAATAAGTTTTACTTTGATTTCTGGTACTGGTTTAATGCCCTTCCCTTGTGTTGGTGTGGTACTGGCATTTACTGTAACTTCATACAATCCAAGTTCATTGAATATTCCAAGTTGATTACCATCGTATATTGGGCACTCGATATATAACTTATTGTTTAGTTCCAGAGTGGTTATGAAGTTGTCGAAGTGATTTACTTTTAGTTCATTGCTCATGTTAGTTTCCTTTTGTAGTTGTTTTGTTGTTATTGTATTTATGTTTTATCTTCTAAAACGCAGTGAAATGATGGTACTTTTAAGTTATGACTTATCAGGAAGTAATAAAGAAAGTACTACTGTCTCACTTACTAAGACTCAGTAGCTTAAACAGCTGTCTCACTACCCCTATATTTTATATTAATATCTTTAAGGGGTAGTGAGACAGGCTTGCCTGTCTCAGCTGTTGTTATCGAAGGGATTTGAGGAACCCCAACACGTTTAGGCCCTGCTCTGCCTCCTTCTTGATGTGCTTCAAGTTAGAGATAACAGTACCTGACTTCTCACTGAACCGAAGGCCAGTGAGTGAGAATGTGACAATCTCAACACACCTAACGCGAGCCCCATCAATACGGATTTGCTTTGAGTTACCAACTGTGATGTAACGGCGTAGCACACGCGATGCTCTGTTGGTCTTGATCACCACACCACCATTTGCCCCAAGTTCAACGTCTGACTTCCAAGAACGAGACTTAACCATGAGGGCCACATCACCATTGAAGTACTCATTCAGTACCTTATTCACCACCAGTGCAGCAACTCGTTTCACTTCATCTGAGGTTGTCATGTTGTTGGAATCAACGACCAGATTAGATTTGATGAACTTAGGGAATGAATCTACAGCTGTTCTTTCTTCTGCGTCTGTATGTGCCTTTCTAAAGATCTCTTCATCTTTTTTGTAAATCTCAACTAACTTCTCAATGTCGTTATCATCTAAACCTTTCTTAGATAACTTGTTGATTGACTCTATTGTTACTTCATACAGTTCATCTTCATGAGATTCATTGTATACCCCATCTTTGATATCCCTGATCACATCATCAAGTGTCTCAGTTCTTTTATCACTTTCTGATTTGTTCACTGCATCAACTTCTGATTTGATATCACTCTCAAGTTCCGAATTACCCTCAACTGATTTTGGCATCTTCACATCAAAACCATAATCTTTTAGCTTTTCCTCAAACAGTGTAAAACTGCTTCTGTACCGCTGCTCACGGTTTGCAGCTGCAAGGAGATCAACCCCTGTGTAACTTACATGGAATGCCCCATCGTGGAAGTAAACGCTATCTGTTGAGGCATCACGGCGATATTTCTTAACCAAATCAATTTTCTTTACTTCTGTTGTGAATGAACTATAAATTTTGTTTAGATATTCAGTTTGAATTATGCAATCTGCAACTACATCATCAACCTTGAACTCTGGTACATCTTCACGCTCTGAGTAGTTAATGAAGTAATGTACATTCTTTTCTTTGGATACCTTACGGAAACGGTTTGTGAACTGCTCCATACGTTCGGGGGTGATATGACCGCCGATTATAACATCTGCACATTCAAAATTATCTTCAATAGATAGACCCTCAACGATGCAAGAAGTACCAAGAATCACATCATATTCACCCATCATGCCGGACTTGAAAAATGCCTGTATGTGCTTCTCTGTCTTGTTGTCTGAGGTGATGATTAGGCACTTCTTATGAGCCTGTTCTAACTGTCCTGCAATGGCCTTTAGTGCTGCCTTGTTATCGAGTAGGACAATTGCCTTATCAGTTGATACTCGAAGGTATTCAACGATTGAGGCTTTGATATTCTTGGTATAGGTAGTTAGAACAGTTTTCTTTGCAATGCTTGGTTTGATGATGCGATACACACGATCAAACTGAACATTACTAAAGTATGAGGGATCAACAGTACCACTCATAAACACAACTGATTTGAACTCATCTAACTGGCTGTATACCCTGTTGATTACATTCTGTTTGTAACCATCCATCACAAGGCCGTGGCACTCATCAACCACGAGTGTTATCTCTGCCTTGTCCTGCTCGTTCATATCACCAAGCGAATCAATGGCGTTCCATGTACTGACGTCGGAGGCACCACTTAGAACACTCTCATTACCTTCAATGATGCTTTCTTTGATGGCTGTTAGAGGGGCAATGAACTTCACATTGTTCTGTGAACTAAAGAAAACTGATTTACCTGTCCCAACATCTGCAACGATTAGGATAGTTCCAGTACTGAAATCAATCTTATGTGCAATGTCTGAGATATATTCATTTTGTTTTAGTACAATCACTTCATCATAGATACCACGAATATCATATTCAGAACTTAGAACATTACCAGAGTTATGATATACAGTACGATTACTCAGAACTGGTTGATGTTCAGAACTGATAAAGTAGAACTCAGTTTCATCTAATGAACCACAATCTATATATTTGAACTGTTCTTGTAGTTTAACAATAGTATCTGTGTTTTCGTCCAATGGCATATACAACATATGCGAGTCTGAGAACATTTTGTTTGTTGTGATGATGAATTCATAGTCACTTAGATCATTTAGGATCTGTTCTTGAGTAACACCCTTGACTATGATTGTTACAATAGAACCCTTCTCAAATTCTACCTTCTCAACCAATGAACCATAGGTGTTAAACTTACCTATGTTACTGTGTTCAGTACTGGTCATTAGGTTTACGAATTGCACCCATTCTTGATTATTGTTTTTCATTATTATAGTTTCCTTACTTCTTGTAACTATAGGTATGCATTCCTTGCACCCTTTCTCATTACCTCATTTGTTTATGATTTTTGATTCCATAAAAACTATAAATACCAATGTTGATTTTGGATTTATAGAAAAATGTCACACATTGGGCGGTGTTAGTAGCACTGCCCTTTTTTGTTTTACTTACCGAACAATCTTGATTGGTCGATTAGATACTGAATCGCCTTACTCTTGGTTTTGATCCCTTTGTCTTTCATGAGCTGTTCTAGGTAGTCATGCTGGGTTTGGGATACCTTGGCGGCGATTGTGATTTCTTTGATTGCTTTCATTTTGTTTACCTTTTGTTGAATTTTTTTTGTGAAACTAACCCCTCATTGCGAGGGGTAGAACCCATGGGTTTTTATTCAGTCACAACCACATGACTAAGGAGGAGATTTTCTTTTGTCTTAACTAATAGTATTTAGTGTTTGTAGTTCTAAAACTGCCTCAAATGAGGGGTGTTTTTAAGAACTTTTTTGAATATATTTTTCACTTCTTATTCAACTATAGCACATGCCCAAGAAAAATTTCACATATTGCCGCTCGCCTTGCCCTGCCTGTCCCCTACCCCATCACCGCCTTTACCTGGGCAAGCCAGGAACAACCTATGCACTCATTATCGAGGCTCTCAGCTCCCCAATCAAAGGGTATGTTTTGGTTTTTGTTGCATTCGAAAGTACAGATACTGAACCAAAAACAATAAGGTTTAGACAGTATCTATAGAGGTAGATACAGAGCAAAAAGAACAAGGTTCAAGAGGTATCATACAAGTTCTGAGATACAACAATGAAAAGTTATAGAAAGATCTTGATCGTTCTGATGAAGCTATATAGAGTTCGTCTTGTAGTCTCAAACACAGAACATCTAAACAAGGAAACAGAACCATGGCTAACCTCAACACCCACATCAACCAGTTCACTAACACCAAGAACTTTGATTTCATGCAGTTCAACACTGATGAAGTAAATCAGCTTCTGCGTGATATCTTCTTTTCTCAGGACAAATCCAAAGAGGAAGGCAACTATAAAGCCTACGCCGAATTTGCATTGAAGCTACTTGAGGTAAAAGATCAAATCGAGATCAACACCAAGAAGCTTGAGATACTTAATCTTCTTAAGGAAAAGGGCCTTTCTGAGCATTTCACCCTCACCGACAAGCAAACTGGCCGAGCAGTACGGGGCAAGAAAGGTGATTCAGGTAATGCCAGCACCGCCGAGCCAATGACCATCAAATACCTCACCAAGGAAGGAGAGGTAAAAACTGTGCTGCTTGAGAAGTCCACCATGCAGATCTCAGAGAAGAATTTCAAAGATAATGCAGAACTGCTGAACTTCTGGAACTACTGCAAGAAGATCAAGGATACTCAGGGTCACATTGTTTTTAATGGCAAGAAAGAGTACATCATCAACAAAGGCATCCTTGCTGATATCTCAGAGGGTGATCTGAAAGAGCAGTTCAAACCGTACTACACTGCCTAATCAGTACAAATAACAAACACACAATAGAGTCAAATCGTAAAAAAGAGGCCCCATGATAGGGGCCTTTCTTATTCTTAAAATCGTTATCTCTCACTGTAGTCAGCGGGTTACGTCTTTCTCAACCGTGAAGTTACCCACAATTGGAGTGAAGACGACCGCAGAACTTGACTTATCCTTAAATTCCAGATCCCATTTTCCGGTAACTGGGGCAAGCGGATCCGCTGGCGGTGCAAGCCCAGCTGATGCGGTGGCCGTGATAGTGATACGAATCAGGCCATTTAGTGCATCTGCAATCACTGGGGACATATTCAACCAAATATCAGTATTGTCTGCATCGTACCGAACCTGAGCCGATACAACGATATTGGTTAGGTTAGTTGGAGCTTCTACCCCAGTACTATTACAAATATCTGTGAATCGCATTTCGATTACTTTTGAATCACCACGATAGCAGTGAATATCATATTCACCTTGAGTTATTGCCATTATTATTCCTTGTTATTGTTATTATTTTTGTATTTATATTTTTTTATCATCAACTTCTATTTTGTATGAAGTGCTAGACAATCTTGCTTGCTTAAATTTGATTTCTTTTCCTAGTTCATCAGATGCCTTTTTAACTGCATTCTTTAATATTTTTAAGTTTTCAGTTGTAATTTTTGCCCCAGCAACAACACTATAGAGTCTATTTTGTTTATCGTACTTATAAAAATCTGGTTTCTCAATGGTTGTAAATACTCGCTCTTCTTGTTCATATCCCCATTGTTTACTCTTAACCATAAGGCAATTTATAATGCTATCGGATTTTGCAAAGTTAAACACTGGCCTAGTGTCATTATATTCAACTTTATGAGGTAGTAGATTAGCAATTCCTAAATCATACGATGGTGAATCAAAGTCTGTGTAATGGAATCCGACGACAAAACCTTTGTGGTTATCTGCATAGTGAGACCACATTAGAATATCATTACAAGTTCTACTTAGAGAAAGAACACCTACAGTCTTAAGAAGTTCGGTATGAAACTCACCCGTTTTAACTATACGTTTCAAGACTTCATACTTTCTATTTTTTTCTTGTAGTCTCTTTGCTGGCGGAAGATGCATTATTAATTTCTCAGCCAACTTAAAGTAATTCTTCTCATAAACTTCTTTGTCAATATAGTATATGGGTTGACAGTCGAAAGGATCATTAAATTCTAAAGGGCATGTAAATTTCACAGTCCCTTCAGTTATAACCTTTAAACTACCTTCATTAAATGGAAGATATTTATACCTATAAAAGATATCTTCTGAATCAACTTCAATCATATCAGCACCATGAATTAACTGTGTCCTAAATGGATACTACATCATAATGCTGATAAGAAAAAGTACTACTGTTCAAATACCACTCTCACGCTTTGCAAGATTATAGAACTGCAATAATGATTCTCGATGTTGAGCCAACATACTCTGGAACTTTTCATCTGAGATTGTTGTATCGCCTTGAATAACTAGATCTGAGTTGATTTCAATTCCAGCTGAATCAGATTTCTTACTATCGAGATATGCAGTTAGATCACGGTTAGCCTCTGGCTGTACAACACGTTCCCCAGCTTTCAAGATGTAACTACCCGTTGAATCGACTTCATCAGAACCACTATGGAACTGCCCTAGGGTTACGGCCCCAGCTGATACAATCGCCCCGCCGTATTGAGCTATCACAGCTGCTTTCTTGACAGCTCCAGTCCAACCAGGATCAGTTACCTTACCCCATGCTTCCCACATGTTTAGCCCTAAGCTAGCGATGGTAGATGCCTTCTCAAGAGCAAATAGTACCTTCTGTTGTTTACTCCCCTGCTCTGCTAATTGGGCTGACCCTCTGAACAACTCAGACATTGTATTCAGCTGTACCAATGCTAGGTCTTTCTTGGCGTTCGTTACCTTTTCATCAGATAGAACAATCTGTTTATCAAACTCTTCCTTATCAATTATCTTCTGTTGATACTGCTCTAATAGTAACTCCCGTTCATATTCAGCCCTGATCAGTTCTGCCTCTTCCTTGGAATTCATATGTTCCGTATCGCGTTCAACTTCTTGGGCCTTAAACTCTCTATCAATCTGAGCAAGTTTATTATTCTTGTCCTGCTCGGTTAGTATTGAGTACTCCCCTTTCTCTTGATCAAGTCTGTAAGCTTCCTCAACTTCTGCACGTTTAATCAGAAGTTCTTGATTCGATATTTGCTCTTGAGTAGTTGCAAAATCCTTTAGAAGGTTCATTGCAGAAACACGATCATTGTATTCCTGTTGTGCTAACTTTCCCTTTTCCTCAAGTTCCTTTTTCTTGATATCAAGAAGCTTATCCGATAGTGCTTGTTCAGCAATTACCTTTGCTCTGTTAAATTCATCCTGAGTTAGGGATCCCTCTTGGAGAAACTTCTTAAGTTCTTCCAGCTGCTGCTGATAACCGTATCTGGCTATCTCTTCTTCTGTACTTGCAAGACTCTTTAGAGCAGCCTGACGCTTGCTGTAAGCCTCTGCATTGTAACCGGCTATCTTACCATTCACTGATTTGATATCTTCGGCATTGCGTTCTAGGAGGGCTTTCTGTTGCCCTATTTGACTTGTTAACTCTTTCCTTGTCTCTTCACCTATGGCGTTCTGTAGTTGCGTCTCTAGCTTACCTTGCTGCACCAAGATTGCGGTGCGTTGGGTTTGTAGTGCCTTGAGAGATTCCAGGCTAGCCGCTGCTGTTGCAGTATCAGGGGCCTTGGCATTACCGGCAGTACCTGAACTTTGCTTTTTAATTGTCTCTGCATTCTTATAATCAGCTGCCTGAATGACATCTTGGGATAGTCTCTGATTGGCTTCATCGATGTACTTATTTGTTAGCTCATCAACTTTCTTCCAGTACTCATCCCCAAACGGTAATCCCTGAACTTCCTTTGTTGCCCGTACTCTTGCATCAACTCTTGTTTGATCTTGAATGGACTGAGCATTATCTAAGAAGTCTTGAGCATTACCAGAGTTAACTGACATACCACCGGCCATATAAGATCTAATGATATTCTGAGATTTAGCACCTTCGGATATCTCATAGAATAGATCTGATACCTTCTTACTCATTTCTCCCGCTAGTGATGTAAGTCCCCTGAAACTCTCAGCAAGAGCGGTATTAAAGTTCGATTGCAGCATATCAATATTATTCTGAGTTGCCTGAATATCATTGATGGTATCTTGCGATAATGTGGCTCTCTTGGTTGCATAGGTAGTTAACATGTTGTCGATGTCTTGTTGGGTCATTCTCAGAAGTGGCCCTAACTTGGATGCATCAGAGGCTAGTGATTCAAGCACAAATGTTTGTTGGGCAGCACTGGCCCCCACATCATCTAGATCCTGCTGAACCATCTTAAGGATCTGCATTGAACCTAAACCGCGAAAATCATCAGCAGTACGGTTTATCTTACCCTTGATGGTATCAAAGTAGTCCTGTAGGGCTCCGCCCCCAGTACTGAGGTAATCCCCTGTCTTGTCGTTAACGTCCTTGAGAATGTCACCTAGCTTGTCCATCTCGATCCCAAAGGTACTAGCCGCGATTGCCTGCTTGTTCATATCCTCAATAGACATACCAGAGGTTTTTGATAGTGCCTCTAGCTGCTTCTGTGTCCCCATTACTGCCTGCCCCGCCTTAAGGGCTGCAAGGCTCATTCCACCAATGGCAACAGCTGCCCCACCTGCCACCATCCCAACAGGGCCGAGCCGTGTTAGAAAGCCCTGAATAGCTGACTGGGGAGAGTTGAAGGCATTGCTAACACCATCACCAAACTCTTGGGCCTTCTTGCCCATTGCATCAAACTTGTTTATGGATTCACGTTTTGCTTTGTTGATATCGTTGATGTACTTCTGCGTATTTGCAGAAAGTACAATATTCACACCCGCCATGATTATTCCTCTTTATTATTATTGTCGTATTGTTTATAGATTTTTATCAGTTCTGATATGAAGTAATGATCCTTTTCTTTCTCTTGCATCTGGATCTGAACTTCTTCTGCAATCTTCCCTCTGAAATCTTCAATTGCTTCTGGTGGCAAGTATCCCATACTCATTTGTTTTCTGAGTTTCACCAAACGTGGATCATCTAAGTACATTGGTAACTCACCGTTTAAGAATGGCAATAACTCAGATGAACTTTTGTACTGACTCTTCTTTGTGATGTTCTGATTGCGTAGTAGTTCAATCATGTAACCAGCCAATTCATGATCTGTACTTTTTGTGAAGTGCTTTATGTGGTTATACGCTTTGTACTGATCGATGATTTCTAGAGGCCAGTTCTTTATCTCAAAGATTGGAATGTGCAACGTCACGGACAAATCATAAAGAAACATTTCATCATGATCGTGAATCAGTTGCCGAGCTTTTTTTTTATGTCTTCTGTTCTTGATTGTGGCCCACTCAGTTTTGCAATCTCAGTACTGAGCAATACGATTAGTTCATATGGGAAATGATCACCAATCTCTGCAAGATCACAATCATCTGAAAACACCATCGTTGCGTCTTTCTCACAAAGACAGTATTTGATGATTGCTAATTGTCTCACTTCCTCATTGTATTGTTGTGATAATGCATTAGCTAAATTGAAACTAATTTTCTTTGCATAGAATTCGTGTTCATCACCATCAAGTTCAATTTGTACTTTCTTTGGTTTAAGTCCGTATTTGTCTAATATACTCATTTATAAAAATCCTTTTAAGTTATATATGTTGTATTTAATACAAATGAAAAAGGCAGAACCTCACAGTTCTGCCTAGTCTTTTGGTTTAGTTTTAAATTAAGCTCCAGCAGCCTCAGTAATACCACCACTAACAGCGATTGAATAAGTTACTGTACGAGCAGTATCATATTCAGAACCAATTGTTTTACTGGCAATGATACCAGTGAAGGTTAGGATCTGAGAGGTAACACCAGTAGTACCAGCACCAGATTTAAGAGTGATTTTTACCTCAACTGCTTTGTTGTTCTTAGATAGGGTATCTAAGGCTTTATATGAAGCAGTTGATGGAACATATGAACAAACAAGTTCGAATGGGTCAGTGCTTTTTGATCCAACTAGTTTCTTTGCAAAATCTTGGTTGTACTGTAGTACCTCAATGATGTTTGCATTGGTAGCACCACCAGTTAGAGAAACCATATCAGTACAATCAACTGCATCAATGGTTACAGTCATCCAGTTAGCAACTGAAATATCAGTAAGTCCAGGCATAATATTATCCTTATTATTTTATTGTTTTTGTTATTTTATTTATTGGTACGTATACAGGTACGTAACTTCAACGGTATAAAGCCTTTCAAACTTCCCTGTATCTAACTTTGAATCTTCGTGATTAGTGATCTTGATATTCAAGATACTATTACCGTTGTATTTATTTAGCTTGGAGGTAAAAGCAATGTCATTACATAGAGTGCCATAGGTATCACACACCCTGACAATATGAAAAAGTGCTACTTTGATTTCTCTTTCTTTATTGTAATATGTAGTATTAGAACGATCTCCAATATGTCTATATGCTATTGCCTCTGAACTAGTATCGGTATCTTGTACTTCAAACGCATGAACGTTAGGTTTATATGTCTTCAGTACTGATACTAAATCAGTCTCTATCATTTACTTCTTGTTTAACCTCTTATCTTGTTTCCGTATTTCATTTTCAATCTCTTGTCTTAGGATGCGGTTTGCATTCTGTAGCATATTGTCAGCTTGCTCAAAGCGAACCCTCTTAACAAAATAAAGTCCCTCAGTACTGCCAATGAATCTGTGAGTTTCCTTTGTTACCTTCCCATAGATCTTAAAGGTATTCCCCTTCCCTATCTTGGCTATGGGATTGCGGCGGCCTAGTTCTAGGATCATGGCAATCCCATAGGCTGATTCTGTACCGTACTCACCCTTATTCATTTTGAAAGTGACCTCTGAATACAGTTCTGAACTTTTCTTATCGGTAAGGTTTCCACTCTTTGGAACTTTGATTTTCTTGTTGGTGTTCACAGTGGTTTTGATCACAACATCATCTGGGTTTATCACAGAAGGCATTGCTTCTTGTAATGCTGCCTTGACTGGCTCCATCACTCCCTTTGCTGTATTGCGTAATGCCCTAGCTCTGAACTTATCATCAACCAATGAATCTAGAAGTTTCTCAAGATCACCTAATCCTTGAATGTTCTTATTGTCTCTTGCCATTACAAATCCTTTTGGATATAGAAGGTAATGAACTTTTGTACTTGGTTCCATTGTTCAAAGTTAACTAGTTTGTATGTGTTTCCCTGGAACTCAAATTCAAAACCACCTCTGTTATTGATGATCCCCATCATTCGGTTTCCATATCTTGATTTAACAACAAGGCGATTACTCCAAGATGCCTCAAACTTAGAACCAGATTCTTGTACCTTCTCAAATTGCACTTCTGCCTTGATAGTCATGTAGAGGCTTGTTGTGTATGTACTCTCCCCTACTTCATTAATGGTCAAATCCCTCTTGTAGATCTTGACCGTGTTACGCATGTTTCCAGTATTCATTACACACCCCCAGCGTTATTTGGGATCCGGTACTGTTGGAAAATAGCCTTATGACTGTATGGGATCTCAGATGTAATCGTACCAATGACAATAGATTCACGATTTTGGTATGAGGTAGCAACGGCCATACAAAGCCCAAGAACGATTGAATCAGGCACATTACCCTCACCATTAGCCCCAAAGTCACAACTAACCTTTAGAGTGATTGGGAACACTGGATTACCTTGTGCAGTAACTTTCTTGGTAACTGGATTGAGTTTGTATAGGACTGGATTACCATTATCATCAACACAACTTTCAATGAGGTATCCCCCATAGGGCAATCTGAATTCAGTACTGTTTGCACTCACGATAATCTTTGATGGAACAATAGGACGATTCATTAGTTTCTCAGCAGCTGCAATAGCTGCGTTCTTGTAGAGTGTTATCAGTTCTGATTCATCATCGATAAGGATTAGATGTTGTTGCAGAAGGTCATTAGGTATCAGATCATTTAGTAATGACGTATCCCTAAAATCAACACTGTACTCTAGTGTTTTGTTGTTCATATTTAAAAAATTCCTTATTGCAGTTTCTATTATTTATAAACGAAAAAAGGGCCGTACAATGTACAGCCCAAAAAGTGATTCATCTTCTTTATTATATTTCTTATCGAATGAGTATTTTGTTTTGAATCGTTTTTATTATTTAGTGCTTCGCTTTCTAGAAGTTGTTGAGGTTGTCTTTAAGGCAACGGGCTCAACAACTGTTTGAACTGCGGTACTCTCTCAGGCACCTTTCTTAATGCTGGAAGGCATAGCTAGACCGATAACAGCCTTGTTACTCTTAACAACACCACCTGCACGGAATTGGCTAGGGAATGTAGTATGGCCGTCTTGCTGCCACTCGTTAACTTTGAAGGTTAGAGAGTTGGCTAGAGTTAGTAGGGAATAAGCCTCTTTGAAGTCACCAAATAGTACTGGTGCATCTTCTGGAAGTAGCAAATCTAGAACTACTGGATAACCATGAAGAGCCATTACGTTAGCGTCTTGAGCTGAACGTTGCATTAGTGGCTGACCTACTTCATCACGTAGAGAAGCAATAGCTAGATAGTTCTTACGATTCATAACCCAAGAAGCACCGGATTTGAATTTAGATGGTAGATCAAGAACCATTTCATTTAGCTTATCCATTAGTGCGTAACGGTCATAATCAACCTCTGCACTTAGATCAACAACATTGAAATACTCAGTACCGCGAGCGGTGTCAGTGGTTTTAGTCTTATCGAAGAAATATAGGAAACCTTTCATTTCTTCACCAGTACCATTACCAGCAATTACTTGTTCTGCAAATAGAGTACCAAAGTCTTCTGAGATTTGTTTCTGAACCCATGGTAGAACAGGGAAGAATGCATCATTGATCTGGTTATCGTTTAGAACTGGTTTAGCAGTACCTAGACAGAAAGAACCTTTGTTCCATTTGATATCACCATTACCAACTGTGTAAGCTGCACCAAGTTGTGCACCGGTCTTGCCAACGGTTACTGGTAATTGATACTCAGTATTGCCAACTGGCATATTATCAAATAGGCCAACTAGGCTAGAGGTTTCAATGATACGATCAACAATCTGCTTTGCGAACTCAGGGATGATTGCACCAACGATTTTACCATCGGTGGATTTGATGTTTTGGATCTTACCTTCATTGATGAAAGTATGATTCTTGCGACCACTTACGATAGCTTCACGAATAGCAGCAGTGATAGATTTTACTTCGGCTTCTACTTTATCTTCGTCTTCTACAGAAGCTTCTTTTAGACGTTTGATTTCTTCGTCTTGTGCAACGATCTTATCTTCTAGTTCTGAGATAACTTCGGCAGCACGTTCAACAATAGCAGCACTCTCAGAAACAGAAGCTTGCATTTCCTCAACAGCTTCAACAACAGTACTTAGTACTTCATCCTGAACAACTTCATCAGCCTTAACTGCGTTCTTTTTGGCGGATAGCATATCCTTTAGAGATTTAGACATAATGTAAATTTCCTTATTATTATTATGTTTTAGTTATTTTTATTTATTGTTTTTCTTGGCAATACGTTTTAGACGTTTGGCAAATGCCTCAACATCAGAACGTTTGAAAAGTGGTTTGTACTGTTCTTCCTGAACTTGTACTTGTTCTTCTTTATTTACTGCATCGGATGCTTCTGATTGAACTGATTTAACTTCTAGTACTTGAGCTTCTTCATTACAGGGGAATGGAACCAGGGAAACTTCTTGAAGGTGGATTTTCTTTAGATAGGTAACATCATCTATTGTTTCTGTATCAGCAGGATTAAACCAGTACCCAATACTGAATCCATTTAGATCACCATGCTTAAGTTCTTCATACCGGCGTTTTCCTTCATCAGTATTAAGATTGAATTTACCTTTTAGTTTTAGTCCTACTTCATCTTCTTCTGCTTCTACCCATTTACCAATGATTTCATCGGTATCATGGTTCCAAAGCATAATAGGCATGGTGCCTAGCTCTTGATGCCGTTGAAGGGAATCGATAAACGCTCCCTTTACAACAACTTCATTTGCCTGATCAACAACATCAAACTTAGAACCATAACAAGTAAAAGTACCAACATCAGAATCATCAAGTTCAAAAGACTTCACCGCCCACATTAACTTTACTTTCAATTTAACCTCTTATTATTCTTATTGGGCTTACAACCCTTTTTGTTTTAATTATTATTATTTAGGGAACCCATTGTGAGGTTGTTTGAATCAACTACGAAATCATCACCACCTTCTTTTAGTTCTGGAAGATCTACACGGGCTTCATTCTTACTGATCAAGCCAATCTTGAACTGTTCCATTGCTAACTTACTACGCTCTAGATAAGAGGCATTGAGTAAACCAGATTCATCTAGATCAACTTCATATCCCTTATCTCTTAGGAGATTGTTATAGAATTCTTCAATTGCAAGAACTAAGGGATTCACAGTTGAACTTAGATATACAGATCTGATTTCATCAAGGGAGTTACCTGTTGCCCATTCCATCCCAAGCAATGCAGGATGAACACCCATGATTGAACAAATATCCTGAGTTGTTTGCTTACGGGTTTCAGTACTCATTGCATCTTTGAAGTTATAACTATTGGGGGTGAATGTGACACCTTCAATTAGTCCATAACCTGATTGCTGACTTTGTACATTGATTTGTTCTTTTAGCCTGCTGTACTGTTCATCATCTATTCCTTGTTCAGATGTGAACCAACCACTATTTCTAGGGGCAGTACTGTAATATTCCTTGGCATGATTGATACTGTTGTTGGCTAGTTCAATTACTTGCTTTGCTCTCTCTAAGGTACTGAGGGTTTCAAAACCAAATCTTGTTGTTGTTAGATAGTGAACCTCAGAACTGATTAATGGCTTGTTGTTGTTATCAGTTCCATTGAACATCCATTTACCTGTTAAGGTGTCACGGTATCTTTGAACTCTTCCAACTTCCAAACATTCAATGAACTGAATGTGCCCAACAGTACCAGCCCCGCCACGCCTAACTTGAATGAAGCATTCATTATTTAAAACCAACTGCCCAACAATGCAGTTTAGGAACTGGATGATAGTTTCATTTTCGTTTGGCTTGATTAGGATGGTTTTTAGTTCAGTGGGTAATAGTCTTGAATGTTGATTGAAGTAATCACCATTTCTGTTCTTTACTGTAATAGGCATTGAAGAAACAGAACCACTGATTAACTTCAAACACGCTAATACAGTGGGTTCATTTAGTACTTGATTCCCATATACTGAACTTGGAATATCTAGCTGAAAGCCTGTACTAGGGTAGAACCCCTTTGTATTTTTCTTTCTATTGAACATTATAATTGTCCTTGTAATTATTCTTGTTGTTATATTTATATTTACAAGGTTCTAATCTGCGTTGATTTCTCAACTACTGGCACAAGTGAAAGGGCTATCAGAGTGGCAATACACGCATCAATTTTAAGATTGTGGTTTGCTGATTTGATTACTGCTATATCACCTTGTTGTCCTTCTCTTACGCGGGCATTCTCGATACACCACTTAAGCATTACATCATTTGGATCGAACTTGATTTGACCAGTACTGAGCAATCTGATGAAGGTTATCGCAGCTGATGAAAGACCGAACCCTTGAGGTACTGCGGTTAGCTCTTTGCGGTATTCAGATTTAAATTCAACCCCAAAGCGTAGACCGCCCGCCGCCCCATCAATGCCGATCTCTTTTGGCTTATGGGCCTTGATGATCTGGTTCAAGTCCCCCTTGATTTGCTCTAGGTCTGTTACGATCTCGCCAGACAGTACTAGAGATTGGCGGTTGATGGCTTCGGTATAGAGGCTGGTATAGTTACTGGGTAAGCTATGGTAAGTGCTCTCTGGTATGTAGTTCCTGGAACGAGCGTACATAGTCCCGCCGGTATCCACATATAGGCTCACAATCGAACTGAGATCGCTTGTTGCCGCAAGGTCTAGCCCTACGTACTGCTTCATCTGGGATAGCTCGGCATCGCTTGGGAAAGGCCCCTTGAATGCATCATCGATCAGGGACTGCTGAACTAGTGCAGATTCTGAATATTGATACCAGCGGTTAAGGTGCTTGGTTGCAAAGCCAGCCATTGCAGATTCAGACATTTTGGCTTGATTAGCTTTGTTCCTTAATGCATGTCGGATAACAGCATGATCGAGCGAGGGGTTAGCTTGTTCAAAACCGATTTCTGAATCTATCTCTTCTTCATCTGATTCATAGATGATTGAGAGAAACTGATCATTCTCAAACTCTCCAAACAGTAATCCCTTTGCATAATCATACATTTCTTTAGCAAAACATTTGACGTTATCGCCTGCTGTTGTTGTCATCATTAATATTGGGTCTTTACTTGCACCCTGTGATGTGGCTATTGCATCGTGAACCCTTCTATCAGGATGATCTTTGAGTTCGTCCAACACGCCTACAACTACCCTCTCACCTTCTATGGTTTTTGCTTCACTTGATGTTGGATATATACAACCACCTGAATTTAATAGAATATCATTCGCTCTTACATTGAATCTTTTCTTTAATGAAGACGTACTAGAGTTGATCTGTCCCTTGATTGCATCAAAGCACTTTCGGGCTTGGAACTTTGACGCTGCACTAGTGGTACATACAGGGAAACTATTTTTTGTTAGGATTAAGCCAACTAAGCAGACTATGGCTGCAATTTGTGTTTTGGCATTTCCTCTAGGTACAAAACAGAATAGAGTGGTAAATCGTCTATCACCAACTAATTCTGCTGGTGCCTTGGAGGTGTAGAACCAACAGAAGAGATTCAGCATTAGGAACTGTTGCCAAGGCATTAACTGGATCGGTTTACCCCCAAGTACACCTTTCTGATGTTTAAGGGAGTTTGCTATTGCAACTACAACATTATAAATTTTTAGATTAAGTACTATGTCTTCTCGTTTTAGATCATTTAGAAACCTCTGGCAGAATGCCTTTTCTGATTTACTTGCTGGCTTTAAGTCTGTCAGTACATCGTACACATATCGAAAAGCCGACTCATATCCTTGGTGATAATACTCAATATCAAAATTCATATCCTGTAGTTCTGTTGGATATGACTTATTCATTTAGTTCATTCAGTGCCTTTGTTAGGGGATCATCCTCATCTTGTGCCTCAACGAGCACAACAGGATCTAGCCCAAGTTGTTTATATAATTTCTGTATCTGGGTGCATGACGCTTGAAAGTTCCGACTATTGGGATTCTCTTTAACTACCAGTTCACCCCTACTTGTGGTTTCAATACTGCAACCGTTCTTTACTATGTCTTTGAGGCATTCATTATTGATATACAATTGAGCCGCCAGTTGTTTAACTAGGATCATATCAGTGCAGCTTATCTTTCTTTCGTTCTTAATCAGTTCATAAAGTGCCTGTTCTACTTTTACGATTTGTGCTGAACCTGATTTGTATATCTTATCTAAATGGGCCTTTTCTGCTTTTGAATTAGAATAGGCCATTGCTGTTAATCCTCATTAGTATCTGTATCAGTAAATCTTTGTCCTGTACTTCCCTACCCTGCCAATCAATAACATCGATACTATCAACTGTGATAGTTACTCGATACGCTATGTTATGAAGTACAACGATATGGGAACTTTCCTTGGTGATCGCCATGGTGAAACATATACGGTTTTCTTTTTTGATTTGTTTATTCTTTTCTCTGGTTTCTTTCTTCTTCTTCCAATTGGATTTTCTCAATGAGATCCAGTTGTTCAGTCCTTGTTGCATATCGCTTAAGAAATTGGAAAGTCCTTGAGGTAACTTCAATTTCATCATTACCTTCATCATCCTTTATTACTCTGATAGTCTTTGCTATCTGTTTTGTTTTTTCATTATGACAACCATGACATACAGCCATTAAGTTATTTTCTCTTAGGCTGTACTTCTTACCGTTGGGATATCTAATCTCATAGATATGGTCTGCAATAGTACTTAATTGTTTTTGGCACTTCTCACAGATGGGATACTTTGCCCGTATCTTTTTTGATAGTGCTTTCCATTTTGAAGTGTTGTAGAACTTGTGTTCTTCTGGCCTGAATTTTTGTACTGTTGCTTGGTTCGTCTGGTGCTCAATACAGTATTTAGTCCTATAGGGTACAGTGTTTGTACATGTTGGGTGTTTGCATTTCTGTTTCATTTTATTCTTATGGAGGGAAAAAGTTTTTTAACTTTTGTATTTATTTTTGAATTTACTGTTGTTGTTGATAGTAATTATCAAATGGTGAAAAAGTTTGGGGATAGGATTTGCTCACAAAGTGGAGAACATGGGGTATCATTGGTAGGTAATCGATTTGAAATCACTCCCCCCTATCAGTACTACAGTTCAATTCAGTACTAAGTTCAAACTTCTTTAAGTTCAGTACTACAGTTCAATTCAGTACTAAATTCATACTCCATCCAAGTCCTCACTATATTTAAATGTCAAAACCCACATATCAAACATACGAGCCAACGAATATCTAATATCAAAAATAGTAAAACTATCTGGCTTTACATACTCAAGTTTAAGTTTACTTAGTAAGTACTTATGCAATTCAATTATCTCAAATTTACTGAATGGCTCATTGAATAGATTCACTAGTCCATATACTGGATGATGTAGTATTCGATGAACTGCATAAAATTGATTTGAATGTTCAAAAACATTCATGGTTATAAGTTTTCTTTGCCTATCAACTTTCTCAACCGTTATCATGTTTGATTCTATTGTCTCTAATCGTTCCCAATTGATTGTTCTTTTCATTGTTTTATCCTTGTGTGGGTGCCCTGTATTTAGAGACAGTACCAATAGCAGTTGGCCCAGCACAACAAGACCCAACACTTTGAACAAGTGGCCCACTACCCCTATATTTTATATAAGATCTTTACTGGGGTAGTGGGCCGGATATGAACAGTACTGAATCCAAAATTAAAGACCCTCTGACAGTGTGATACAATGGGCACTAATTACTAAAAGGAAAAAATGAAATGCTATACGTTCAAAATAGTCATGATATTGACGAGTTTTATTCTGGTCTGCGGTTGACTGGGGAACTTCCGGTAAAAGTTGATGGCAAGCTTGTTATCTTTTGTGGGGAAAATTTTCTAGTTGAGGAAGATTGGGAACATAATGAAGATGGAAAAGAAATTGCAATAATGACGTGTGACAGTACAAGATATACTGCAACCGTTGAGATTGAGAAGAATGATGAACTATCAATTAGGTTAGTTGATGTTGTTATCTCAGATACCAATAAAAAAATTGATGCCCGAGTACAAAAGACTTCTGATGAACTGAGAGTGTCAAAGCTTTACTAAGATTTTCTTGAATTGGCCCGTCTTTCGATGGGCCTTTGCATATCTCAAAGTTCTTCGAACTTGGAGCTAAAATCATTCTATTCACTAACTGTATCTAAAAGTCCATCTAATATCTGTTTGTCTATGTGACTTACTACATCACTTACCAAATTTATTAGTTCTTCTATATCTTTTTTTGAAATGTTAGTTACAGTTCCATCTTTACTCTTACCATTCCTATGAACAATGTCATGTCGCAACTCAACATATTTTTTTAAGTCAGAAACTTTATCTTCTGGGAACTTACAAAGAAGAACGTTTTTATATAAACCTGTGACTACATCCACATTATGGAATGATATTGAATCAATCTCTTCTGTGATCTTTTGATCTAGTGAGTCCATAAAACTAAAAACTGTACTTGCTTGTATTTTGTTTTTTATAAATTTGTCCAGTGACCCTACAAACCGACGCTTTATTGCATGGCGGTTTAGTACATTCTTTTTCATTGTGTCTGATAGATATGCTTCCATTGTAGTAATCACAGATGAAAATATCATTCGTTGAAGAACTGGATTTCTTTTACCTTTGTTCAATTCAATTAGATCATCAATCGACTTTCTGAAATGTTCATGAAACTTTGTTTCGCCTGCTTGAGCCTCTGCAATATCTTCAAAATCATCAACCCAACCACCATGAACAATATCTGTGATATCTAACTCACAGATGTCATCATCTTCACATATGTCAAGTAATACAAGTGCATATGATTCCATTTGCATACAAGGAAACATAGAGCCAGCAAAACCTAAGTGCTCATCATACACACCAGTTAAAGTTGATATCATTAGGGAAAGTAAAGGCTCACCATCTATTTTTACAACATATTCATTATACGTATCTAATATATAGTCTGGTTTTATGGATAATGCTTTATGTATATTACTCTTCCATTCATCAAGAGTTGTCTTTTGAACAACCTCTAGTTGATTAGCAATATTTTCCATCAGCTTTTTATAGATCTTATCATCTTTTCTAGCAAATGCCTCCTCATACGATAAATGCATTTCCTTCATGTCTTTTATCCACAACTCACGAGTATCATTAAAATCTCGCTCTAGTGAACTGTGATCATATCCATCAAGCTGTAATCTTCTTCTGATAACACCCGCAGTAGTTCTGTAACCAATAAAGTCTCTAGCTTCATCATTACCAAGATCTTTAGCTATTTCTCTTTTTCTTTCAGACTTAGAGAAATACCATTCATAGTAAGTATTTTTCCAATCAACTAATTCATGGCCATTAATCTTTATATCTGCAAAGCTGCCCATCCCCAAACCCTCTAGACTCTAACAATCCTCAATTGCTGCCTATCATATCAACTTAAATGAGCTTGGGCACCTGCCTATCCTGGCTGACCCCATCATTTGATTCATGCACACTGGATCCCTCAATCCATGGCACTCTATAAGGCTCTGCACCTCTCTGTATGCAAGCTCGTACTTTGACCCGCACAAGTACAGTACTGAATACTCGCAGTCGCTTATAGCCCATCCCTGAACCTCTGCATTACTGCTTTGATATACACGCCAGTTTGATTCTTTGGTAACTCTCTTCCCATACTTTGGTGAACTCTTTTTTGTCTCTTTAACTCTAGACCAAAATGATTTTTTGCCTATGTAGTACTGGCCTGTTCTGGTGTTGTCTATTCGATAAATGAAACCTTCGTAATCTCTTAGTAAGCCTTCATCTATCCCCCATTTGTTCGTACTCATCTAATCCATGTTCCTCATAAATATTTCTATACAGATATTTACAGAGGAAACAAATGAAGAACTTAAGCATTGAAGAACAACTAATGATTGATGAGGGGTACAAGCTAACAGTCTATAGAGATACAGAAGGTTTCTATACAGTGGGGATTGGTCATCTAATCAAAAGAGACAGTACCATATCAAAGCCCCATGCAATCACATTACTAGAACAAGAATTGAAAACTGTACTTACACCAGAAGGCCGTATAACTCCCTCTGAGTGTTCCTATCTATTCAGGAAGGACTTAGCACTTGTTCAGAAAGGAATCGAATCTAGTTCATTTGGTGCAGTGTACAGAGGTTTAGATCCAGTACGTCAAAGTGCAATACAGAATCTTTGTTTTAATCTTGGTGTGGCTGGGGCTGCAAAGTTCAAGAAGATGTTCGCAGCACTATCGAGGGGAGATTATGAAGAGGCATATAAAGAAGGGTTAAACAGCCTCTGGGCAAGACAAGTTCCAAACCGTGCAAGGCGTGTAATGACTACTTTACGTACTGGATCAACACAACACTATCCATAAACACTAATCCCTAAATACCTCTAGAAATTAAAACTAGGGGTGTTTAGATGTGAAGGCAGAAGATTATATAGGTAGTGAATTTGTGACTCCTAGTGGTGGAATTATAAAGTTAGTCGAGATAGTCGGCAAAGGGTTAAAAGGTAGATCATTGTTTGGTTGTACTTGCTCTGTATGCTCAGAAGATAAAGAACTATATCCTAAATTGTTTGTATGTCGCATTGGGAATCTAACATCGGGTCATATTCCTTGTGGTTGTTCTAGTAGACATACATATAATGAAGAACAAAACATAATTAGAGTAATTCGTAAAGTTAATGAAAAGAACATTACCTTTCATGGATGGGCAAATCAATACACGAAGATTAACAAAACCAATTGTGATTTATCATGTAACATCTGTGATTATCGTTGGAGTACTACGCGAGCGAGTAACATAATAAATCAAGGCGTTGGTTGTCCAAGTTGTGCTAAAACAGGATATGACTCATCAAAGGCAGGAACATTCTACATTGTTGAATGGACTAACAACCATAAACAATGGGTGAAATTTGGAATCACAAATCGAAATCCAAAAACTAGATTCATTCAACAAAAATCAAACACAACTAACACCTACAAAGTTCTAAGTCTTCACTACTTTGAAGACGGAACAATCCCGCCTGAACTTGAGCGACTTGTAAAACCACTAAAAGATAAGTATCCCTCTGGTATCACAAAAGAAATTATGCCCGATGGGTACTCAGAAACACTATCTCTAGATGGAAATGAAGAACTATACAAAATATTAATAACATATAACAATAAGAGGTAATAACTATGGGCGTAGGTGCTCTACTTAGAAAAGGTATTGATGCAGTCCTTCAAAGCAAAATGCATCCTGTGGCGAAAGGTGCGATTGTTCTTGTACTGTTTGCTGGGGTAGGTGCAGCAACTTACTTTGGGGTGGCTTAATGAGTTGGAATAGTAAAGATTGGTTAGCGATCATCCTTGAGTTGATCCGCAATCTAGGCAACAAAAAGAACTAATGATAGGGATAGCGTTGATGCTATCCCTTTTTTGTTAGCTAAGTATGTATTTCATTAATGGTGCATAGAAACAGATCAGGCCCACAATGTTTAACCAGAACAGATACCGCCTTTTGTAATACCAGAACACACCACCGGCCAACAAACCAAAGAACCAAATGATTCTAGGTATGATTGCAATGTATAACATTGACCAATCCACTGGCATTATCTCGATCTCTGGCGAGATAAACATCACAGGCAACAAAACATAGTTGAATGCCAGAACAAGAAACATAAGTAAAATCAA